AGAAGGTAGCAGCGACGAATGGCCCTCAGCCTACAGCAGATCAGGGACTACGTACGGCTGCATCTTGACCTAGAGGTCGAAGACCTGCCCGATGTGGTCATCGACACCTTTGCTAGGGAAGGCTCACGACGCATTGAGCGCGCTGAGCCTCGTTGGCCTTTCTATGAGGTCACCTATCCTCTGACCCTGATTGCTAACGCGTCGTCTGTAGTCAAGAACGACATCGCTACCGACCTGGATCAGATCAGCTCCATCAATCACACACCAGCGGTGGCATTCCCACCGCTCGTTTGGGTTGGACACGAGACGATCAACGACCAGCTCTCTATGCGCCCTGGTGCTCTAGGGCGTCCTATGTATTTCTCTGAGTGGGCTGGCAGCATCCTGTTCTACCCAGCTGCTGACATCGAGTACACGTTCAACGTGAACGGCTACAAGCAGCCAGCTGATTGGGTTGCAGATGGAGCTGGTGGTGTTCCTGACATGCCAGATGAGCTGCACAACACCGTAGCTCTGTGGTGCATGTCTAAGGCCTATTACCAGCAGGAAGATGACGTTCTTGGAGCAACTTTCGAGCGTCAGTTCTCAGACGAGCTGAATGAGTTCAGGCGTCGTCTGGTCATCACTCCTTACGCTCAGCCTCTGGTCATTGGTGGTGGAACTCCTCCAGATGCCATGCAGCGCTTCGCGCGTCCTAGGTTCGATTGGGAGGTTCACTGATGGTCACCACAGTCGCTCCTCCTACCAGGACGGCTAGGCGTGTTCCTGTAGAGATTGAGGAGCAGAGGGACTTCACTGGTGGCCTGAACCTGAAGGACGACCTCTACAACCTGGCTGACAACGAGTCTGCCGACCTTCAGGACGTGGACATTGACAGGCGTGGTGGCTTCGGTGTACGTCGAGGCATCAGGCCTTTCATTGACCGCGAGACGGTGCGCGTTGTAACTGCTACAGGCGCTAGCCGTACAACTAACGTAGTAACAGCTACAGGCCTAGATCCTCTGAACGGTGACGTTACAGGTGGCCTGGTGCCAGGTCAGCAGTACATCGTTAACTTTCAGGACAACGTATACGATGGTACGTTCGTGATTGCTACGGCAGTAGCAGGTGCCTCTACGGCCACCTGGGTACAGGTAGCAGCAGACGATCCTGCCGCTGGTCCTGGAACGCTGAAGGAGTCCAACAGCTTCCCTGACAGCGGCCACACGTATGTAGACGACTCACTCGTGCGCCACATCCTGGTAGCCCGCAATGGTCAGGTCAGGCGCTGGGGTGGTACTCAGTGGATTGACGTAACCAGGATCTTCGGTGGCTCAGGTAGGACCGAGTTCGAGGAGTTTCGCAACGTCCTCTACATCCTGCCACCTGGTGTTAACGTTCCCTACACGTGGACGGGTACGGGTCTGGCCACCCAGCTGACAACCGCAGTAGGAAACTACAACGACGACCTGACCGCACCTAACAACGGCAACTTCCCCCAGTGTCGTACCATGGCCACCCACAAGGAGGTCATGTGGGCTGGTGGCGTGATCGAGGCTGTAGGTCCTAGCCACAACTCTAGGGTTCGCTGGAGCCACCCTGGCGCTGCCCAGGATTGGCGCACCAACGACTTCATCGACCTAGACCCAGATGACGAGTGCGGTTTCATCCGTGCTCTAATCCCCTTTGGTGACCGTCTGCTGGTCTTCAAGGACAAGGCCGTCTACGCCATCTCTGGTGATCCTCCTGCCAACTTCCAGGTAGAGAACCTGACCAAGAAGGTCGGGTGCTCAACGCGCTGGGCTGTGGTTGCCACGGAGCAGGAGGTCTACTTCTTTGACAAGGACACGGGCGCCTGGAAGTACGATGGCAGGACCTTTGAGTGGATCTTCGAGCCGCTCTATCGTCTGATTGACGACGGACTACTGAACTCTCAGTTCTCATTCCAGAGCATCGTAGAGTTCCATCGTGAGCGTCTGTGGGTCAGCGTGCCCTCAGCCTCAGCAGGACCTTACTCTGGTCAGTTCCTGAGCCTCATCTATCAGCCTGACTCAGGTAAGAAGGGCAGCTGGACGGTCCACACCAAGACGGGCTTTGGTTGGTGGGTACATGCTGGATCAGACGGTGGCGACCAGCACCTGCTAGGTGGCCTCAACGGTGGCGCGGGTGCTAACTACCTTTACGAGTTCGACGTTGAGGGACTGTTCCTTGACGACCAGGCGTTCTCTCCTGTTGCTCTAATCACCACAGGCGACAACGACAACCCTGAGGCCGCTCAGACTCCTGACGCCGCTAGTCATGACATCACCACGGACCTAGAGGTTGAGTTTGACGCCTACAGGCCTAACTGGCTAGAGTGTGAGCAGGACGGCGAGGTCATCGCGTCCAAGTGGCAGGCCACGGCCACGGGTCTGTCATGGTTCATCTGGATGAACGATGGTGGGTTCTTTGAGTTCGCCACGTCTACAACGGGCGCCAACACGATCTTCTGGGGTCCTACTACGATTCCTCTGCCTCTCGCGGAGGGTCGTGTACAGCTAAAGTTTGAGCTGGACGTGGACAATGGAGCTGGTGGTAGGACGGTTACCGTCTACTATAAGCGATCAACAGAGAGCGACTATACGCTCCTAGAAGCATTCACGGACGCAGGAACGACCAGCATCTTCAATGGCACAGGGCCTATGGTTGTTGGTGCGGCCACAGAGGCAGGTGGAACCCTGGGTGGGTACTTCGGCAGCATGGATGGATGGAATGGCGTCATCTTCTCTATGACTGCCAGGAACGGCATTGGTGGCACGGTTATTGCTAACCCTCAGTTTGATGAGCAGACGGAGCTGACCCCATTCTTCCAGGACAGCGCTGGCCTTAACTGGACGATGAGCAATGGAGCCTTCTTGGGCTTCCATCGTGAGACAGCTGCTATTACCTCCTGGTACACGACTCGCTGGTTTGACGCCAACAACAGCGCAATGAAGAAGCGTTGGAAGCGCCCTGTGGTCGTTATGCGCGCAGGCGCAGATCAGAAGACTGTAGTCAAGGTCTTCAGGGATTACGACCCTACAAGGGTCTTCAAGCAGTTTGAGTTCATCACCAACGCAGACGCAGAGACAGGTGTCTGGGACGATCCTGCGACAGAGTGGGACGATGAGCAGTGGGCTGCTGAGCAGTCGCTGGGTGGAGAGAAGGCCATTGCCCTCAGGGGAGCGCCTCTTTCAGGTGGCATCGCCCGTGCTCTAAAGTTCGAGAACAACACCAAGGGTCAGGATTGGCGTGTCCACGGTCTGATCATGAAGTGGATTCCACGAAGGATTAGGAACTGATGGCTACAGCATCTGTGCAGCATACATTCTCAGCTCTGACCGACATCAAGTCGTCAGAGGCCAACAAGAACTTCAGCGACCTGGTGAACTTCATCAACAACCAGGTGATCCATGCAGATGCTTCGCGCGTTTTCACGGCCATTCCCACGGGTCCTCCTACGGACCCCAGCTCTGACAATCAGTTCGCTCGTAAGGCTTACGTGGACCGTGGACCTTCTGTTATTCAGAATGAGCTGATCCCATCAGGAATGTCTGAGACGCTTTCAGGCAGCTTCGTTAACTGGCCTATCACAGGTGGCCAGCTAGTTGTGTCGCACACGAAGCGTCTAGCTTCGGGAGTGACCAACATTCTGGTCATCTACCTGGGTGGTGGTTTCTCTGTGACCGCAATTGGCTCTGTGGCTGAGTACGCTGTCAGGGTTGACGCTGCTGGCTCTGACTTCACCCTGAACAAGTTCGGCTTCAACACGATCAACGAGCACCACGCTCACGTGGGTGGACAGACGATTACTGGTCTAGGTGTTGGGGCACACAACTACGGTCTACGTGCCAGGCGCGTGAGCGGCGCTGGTGGCATTAGGTGCGATCCTAATGATCGTCTACAGTTCATCATCATGGAAGTACCTGTCTGATGCCTCTGGCTCACCTGCGTCTGGGTTGGCGCTGGCCAAGGCCTAACGACTTTCAGACCAACGACCTGAGGCCACTGAAGGACTCATTCAGCAGTCTTCAGGGGAGCCTGTTCTATCCACACGTCGGTCTGAGGTTCAGTGGCACCTTTGCAATGGGAACGGCGTTTGTCACGTCGGTTGTTCCCATGGTAGTGATCCCTGGTCCGCCTGACACTGGCGATCCCTATAGCCTCTATCGCTCTACGACGGTCCACGTTCAGGTTCCACGGGAGTTTGATTCCTGGATGATGAAGGGAGCTGTTAACTTCGTAACCGTAGGTTCAGCTTCAACTCCTATTCGTACATTGGGGTTCTCTATCAACGGTGCTGCAACCGAGGATTGGATCACTCATGGCTTTCACAACGCTGCTGGTGGTTTGCGTGCCGTGGTTCCTATCATGGAGCGAGTGAAGAAGGGCGACGTTATTAACGTCTGTGCTGCAAGCACTACGGCAGAGAACCTTTCACGTGTACGCATGTGGCTCAAGTTCGAGCCTCTAGGCTGAGACGAAGCGCAGGTATTAGCAGATGGCATTCTCCGTATCAACCATTGGCCCTGAGCAGCTGAGGTCTTACCAGCAGGGTAGGTCTAACGCGCGTACGACCAATCTCCAGAACCAGGCCAAGACTCAGTACCAGCGTAACCTGGCTGGACAGGCGTACAACGACAGGACTCAGGACTTCGACACTCAGCAGGGTCGTGTCCGCGAGCAGCTGCCAAGCAGCTACATCAACAGGGGAACGTTCAGGTCAGGCATCTACAGGGATGCTCTAAAGCGATACGCCATTGATCGCCTGGCAGGCCAGCGCAACCTCCAGAGGGATTACCAGCTGGAGCAGCAGGGTCTGACGTTCGGAGCTAGGGGAAGCTCTGACGAGCTGGCTATGACCCTATCCAACCTGTATGGAGAGCAGTACGCAGCCCAGGCCCAGATTGCCTCGGCTCTGAAGGGCATCGGAATCTGACATGGCTATTCCCGTAGGCGCCCAGGGGCGCACGACAACCCGACCAGGTAACCCACGCTCAGGTGGTGCATCGCGCGTTACCCCTCGCATCATCAGGCAAGCTCAGAGGGAGAACCCACCTTGGCAGTACATTCCCTACGGCTCAATGCAGGGCCAGGTCGGTGGCTATGGGGGCGGTGGTGGTCGTTCAGGCGGCGGTGGAGGCGGCTATGGTGGTGGGGGCGGTGGAGGCGGTGGGCCTTCTGCGTATGAGAAGTTCCTCATCGAGGAGGAGAAGCGCAAGCAGCGTGAGCTAGCCCAGCGCAAGGCTGCTCTAACGAAGCAGCTCCAGGGCGCACGTGGCAAGGCCATTCCTCTGCTGGGCCAGTACAACAAGCAGTACGGTGCTGACATCGGCAAGACCTTCGCAGACAACCGTGCTCTAAACGCTGGCTACAGCAAGCAGATGTCAGACATTGGTAGCCAGATGCGCAACCAGTACAGTGGCGTTGGCGCAGGGCTACAGCGTGACCTCCAGGGCCAGGGTGCAGGGAGCCAGGGATCGCCTGAGCTAGCAGCAATCCTGGCTGCTGTCGGACAGGGCAACGCAGGCACCAGCTTCCTCCAGAACTCAGGCAACATGTACAACACCCAGCTGGCCCAGGCCATGGGTGGAGCACAGCGTGACGCAGGAAGCATGGGCGCTGCAATCAAGGCAAGCTCTCTGGGTAACCTGGAGAACGCATACGCCAGTCTGCTCGGGCAGATTGGTCTGATCGGACTGACGGGCTGACATGCCAGACGGATTCTTCTTCCCTGACCAGGCTTACCCTGGCAACGATCCCATGACAGTCGCGCGCCAGATGGGCCTCTCTCCAATGCAGGCCATGCAGCTGATGCAGGGCGGCAGTGGACAGATGGGTGGCCCAATGGGCGCCATGAGTCAGATGGGTGGCATGGGTGCTGGCATGCAGCAGCCTGACTACGATCCCAATATGATCGCCCAGATGGTTGGGCAGGATTACAACCCTTACCAGGGTTACCCCAACAAGCAGGTGTCAGATCAGATGTGGGACATCTACGGTCCTACGCCTGAGTACCTCCTGCCTCAGATGTACAACATCCAGAACCCTGACGCTGGACAGTTCGACCTGGACGCTTTCTTCCAGGCCAACCCAACTATTCAGGGTCCTATCGCTGAGGCCCACAGCCAGGCCAAGGGTAACCCTATCGACATGTTCGCTATGCTCCAGAGCGATCAGCCTCGTGAGAGCGTGAACTCTGAGGGCGATACGGTCCAGAGGCCCAGCATCCAGGACCAGCTACGTGGAGACGTAGGGCGTACAGAGTGGGCAGACCTGGCAGAGCAGGGCTACATGCCTATCATCCAGGCCGCTAATCGTGGTGCATCTCCTGAGGAGATGGACGAAATCGCCATGGATCATTACATGAGCGAACTAGAGGGAGTGCTAGCAGGTGGTGCACCAACTTCACAGCGAGCAGAGGGCGAGCTTGATTACACGCGCCAGCGTGAAGGATTCAGGCCAGCTCCTGGAACGGGTCAGGAGCGCCCTAGCTTTGAGGGACCAGGATTTGGTGGAGCTATGGGTGGGGGTGCAGATCCTCTGGCAGACCTCGTTGGACAGCCTCAGTACGGCGGCATGGGTGGCGGCGGGATGGGTGGACAGGTCGTACGCCAGGATGAAGGCGGCTTCTGGGTGCGCCCAGGAGCATCATCAGAGTCCTTCAACGCCCCAGCAAAGCGAGCAGCTGAGCTGATTCGCTCAGGTGGCTATCGTCAGGGTAGCCGTGGCAACAGTCGTCCTCGCCAGGATGCCAACGGTGGAGGCCAGTCTGGAAGTAGGGCCTGGTGGAGCCGCAGTGGACTAGACCTAGCTAGGGGCCTCTTTAGTGGTGGCAACAATAGTCGTGGCCCAAGCAGGGGCAGCATTCAGAGTCGCAACAGGCGTCCTGAGTACGGCATCCGAGGATAATCCATGGCCCTCCGTGGGACCTCATGGCAGAACGTACCTAGCATCAATCCATCTCGCGGCGCTCGTTACACGCCAGGCGGGATGGCTTCTTGGCGTTCAGTCATTCCAGCGGGTTCCTCTACCAGGAGTCGTGGGGGACGTGGTGGCAGGGGACAGCCCAACGATCTTGAGCGTGGAGTAGCCGCCAAGGCTGTTGATAGGGACGACGGTTTCAACCCGTTCAACCTCGGCGGCAAGGCCCTGACAGGTGCTCTAGAGGCTTTGGACGTTCCAGCTTCCTATGTACGCTCAGGCGTCAAGGAACTGCGCGACCTGGGTGATCCTCGTGAGCAGGCCAGCTTCGAGGAGTTCAAGGAACAGGGTGCTCGTCACATCTCAGGCCAGGAGGTTCTGGGGCTAGAGGACGAGGGCGTCCCTGGAGCAATCCTCGGCTTTGTGGCCGACGTTGCTCTAGACCCTCTGACGTACGCCACAGGTGGACTGTCACAGGTAGGGGCAAAGGCTGGTGCTCCAGCAGCCCGTAAGCTACTGAGCGAGGCTGGCAAGGAAACCCTGGGTAAGGCAGCTGCTGAGGCAGCTGAGCGCTCGGGTATGAGCTTTGCTGATGACGCAGCTCGTAAGGTGTTCATCAAGGAGCAGGGCGAGATTGCCGCTGGGCAGGCAGCTCAGAAGGCCATGAAGTTCAGGAGCAACCAGGCTCTCTCTCCTCTAGAGCGAGAGGTCGTTGGTTCTACTCGTGGCACCTACCTGAAGATCCCAGGCCAGAAGCGCCTGAAGCTGGACAAGGTGTTTGAGCGCCTCGCTCCTGGGCGCGTGGTCGAGGGGCGCGCGGGCCGTAAGGTCTTCAAGGCCAGCAAGCGAGAGCTGGGTCTGGGTAAGGCCGCTGGCAAGACACGCGCTGCTCTGACGCAGAACAAGTTCGCTGATCACATCGCTGAGGCCTTTGTCAAGTTCCCAGACATTCGCAAGAAGATGCTCTACGGCACGCCAGATGAAGCCGCTCACGCACTGATTGGCATGGACAAGCGTAGCCGTGGTGACCTGGCTCGTCGCGTCAAGGAGGCAGATTGGGGCAGGAAGCTCAGGAACCTCCAGAAGCGTTCACGCAAGGCTCACATCAGTGGCGAGGACCTGCGTTACGCCATGGCAGAGCACATGGGTGGCGAGGTCGCTGGTCCCTCACTGTCGCGCATGATCGCACAGTCAGCCGAACGTGATCCTACGCTTGTAGATGAGTGGAAGAACTTCTTCCCTGAGCTGGCTGATGATGCCAACTCTATTGACCCTGAGAACCCATGGCTCAGCGTCATTGAGGACTACACGGTCAACAGGCCGTCAGACGAAGCTATTGCATTCCGCGGTGATTGGGGATCTGGTGGCGGGGCACTGAAGAAGGACATCTTTGACGCTCGTCAGAAGTACGGCATTGGCGAGGGACGGATTGACGAGGTTCTGGGCGAGAAGCTGGTCGATCCTAGCCTGGCTGGTGGTCGTTCTGTACGACAGCAGATTGATGACATCGTAGCCGAGAAGGGTTACCCTAACTGGTTCGAGAAGGACGCCTACAAGGCGTTCCCAGAGCACGTAGCCCACATGGCCAGGCGCTATGGGGATGAGGTTCTGGCTAAGGGACTGAGGGACGCAGGGGTTGCTGAGCCTAGTGTTCTGGCGGCTATGGGCATGGAGAATGTGACCTTCCCTAAGCACAAGAGCACTCTCCAGAAGGTCATCATTCGTTCACAGGTCAGGGCAGAGCGCAAGGAAGCAGCTGC